AAGTCGAGAGACAAACCGAAAGACGGGGAGAGGATATCTTCATCGTCTTTTTTATTTGGGAGAACAACAGCAGGTAGGAATGTCAACGAATTTACTGCTATGCAAATGACAGCAGTTTATTCCTGTGTGAGAGTTCTTGCTGAAACCTTAGCAGGACTTCCTCTTCATTTATATAAAAGAGGAGATTCAAACTCAAAGGAAAAAGCAAAAGACCATGACATATATTTTCTTTTGCACGATGAGCCAAATGCTGAAATGACTTCATTTGTATTTAGAGAAACACTAATGACCCATCTATTACTTTGGGGTAATGCCTACGCTCAGATAATTCGTAATGGTAGAAATGAGGTTATTGGCCTCTACCCACTAATGCCAAACAAGATGACTGTTATGAGAAGTGAAGACGGAGAAATCTTTTATAAATACAATCACAAGTCAGAAGAAGTTTATCTATTAAAAGAAGATGTTCTCCATATACCAGGACTTGGTTTTGATGGCCTTATTGGATACTCACCAATTACAATGGCTAAAAATGCTATTGGAATGGCCATGGCTTGTGAAGATTACGGAGCGTCATTCTTCCAAAATGGGGCACAGCCAGGTGGAGTTTTAGAACACCCAGGTATTATTAAAGACCCAGAACGAGTAAGGGAGTCATGGAACGCAGCCTTTCAGGGGCCTAAGAACGCCAACAAAGTGGCTGTACTTGAAGAAGGGATGAAATACCAACCGATAGCAATAGCACCAAGTGAGGCCCAATTTTTGGAAACAAGAAAGTTTCAGTTAAATGAGATAGCAAGGATATTCAGAATACCACCTCACATGATTGGTGACTTGGAGAAGTCATCATTTTCAAATATAGAACAGCAGTCACTTGAGTTTGTTAAATACACTCTTGACCCTTGGATTGTTCGTTGGGAGCAATCCTTAGAAAGAGTACTATTAACAAAGAAAGAAAAAGAATCCTACTTTATTAAATTCAACCTTGACGGACTTCTAAGAGGAGACTATGAATCAAGAATGAATGGATATGCTGTAGGAAGACAGAATGGGTGGATGAGTGCAAATGACATAAGAGAATTAGAAAACCTAGATAGGATATCAGCTGAAGAAGGTGGAGACCTATATCTTGTAAATGGAAATATGCTACCACTTGATAAGGCAGGTAGTTTTTATCAGCAGAAAGGAGAAGAAATAAATTCTAATGAAGAACAATAAAATATTTTGGAACTGGAAAAAGAATTCAAATGAACTCTATATAGATGGAGTTATTGCAGAAGAGTCTTGGTTTGATGATGAAATCACACCAAGGCTCTTTTTTGAAGAATTAAAAAACAAAAGTGGAGACATAACTGTGTGGATCAACTCCCCTGGTGGAGATTGTATAGCTGCATCAAGAATTTACACCATGCTTTTAGAACACAAGGGAAATGTGACCATTAAGATAGATGGGCTTGCAGCATCAGCTGCATCGGTCATTGCCATGGCAGGAACTGAAGTATTGATGAGTCCTACTTCATTAATGATGATTCATAACCCCTTAACTGTAGCCATTGGTGACTCGAAAGAAATGCAAAAAGCTATAGATATGTTAAAGGAAGTTAAGGAATCAATCATCAATGCTTATGAGATTAAGACAGGTTTATCCAGAGAAGAGATTTCTAATCTAATGGATGGGGAGACTTGGTTTGATAAGAATAAGGCTATTGAGATGGGGTTTTGTGACGGAACTCTCACTGGCAAAAGAAAAGATGAAAAAGTCACTAATATGGTTTTTTCAAGACGAGCAGTTACAAACTCGCTCTTAACAAAGATAAATAAAGAAGTGAAAACTCACTCAATGAGTGAGGTCGAAGACAGATTAAACAAAATTAAAAATACTTGGAGGTAAAGATATGAACTTAAAAGAACTAATGGAAAAGAGAACTAGGGCTTGGGATGAGGCAAAATCATTTGCTGAATCTAAGAAAGATGAAAATGGTCTAATGTCTGATGAAGATTTTAAGACATATGAAGAGATGGAAAAAACTATCGAGAATTACACTCGTGAAATTGAAAGAAAGAAGAGGGAAGAAGAAATGGATAAAACTTTAGAAAAACCTACAACTCAAGCATTAACAAATGAACCTTCTAATTTTAATGAAGAAGAAAAGCCAATGAGAGCAAGAAATGTCTATAAGAAATCTATGATGAAAGCACTAAGAACTAACTTCAGAGATATTTCAAATGAATTAAAAGTAGGTACAGATGAAAGTGGTGGATATTTAGTTCCTGAAGAAATGGAAGTAGATATTGTAAACGGTCTTGAAGATGAAAATATTGTAAGAAAATTAGCTACAAAAGTTCAAACTTCTGGTCTTCATAAAATTAACATTGCGGCTACAAAGCCAGCAGCCCTATGGGTAGAAGAAGGTGGTCAACTTACCTTTGGAGATGGTACATTCGACCAAGTATCTCTTGATGCACACAAACTTCATGTTGGTATTAAAGTAACTGAAGAACTTCTCTATGATGCAGCCTTTAATTTAGAAAAATACATCACTGAAGAATTTACTAGAGCACTAGCAAATGCTGAAGAAGACGCTTTCTTAAATGGAGATGGAGTAAATAAACCTACAGGAATTTTTGACTCTAAAAAGGGTGGAGAACTTGGTGTGACAACAAAGGCTCAAACAATTACTGCAGATGAACTAATTGATTTAGTTTACTCTCTAGATAGACCATATAGAAAGAAAGCTGCCTTCATTTTAAATGATGCAACAGTTGCTCAGATTAGAAAACTTAAAGATGTTAATGGTGCATATATTTGGCAACCATCACTTAAAGATGGAGAACCAGATAGACTTTTAGGATATCCTGCTTATACATCTGCCTTTGCTCCAAAAACTGATAAAGGAAAATTAGCAGTAGCATTTGGCGATTTTTCTTACTACAAGATTGGAGATAGAGGAAATAGGTCTTTTCAAGACTTAAAGGAACTATTTGCTGGTAATGGCATGGTTGGTTTCTTAGGTAAAGAGAGAGTTGATGGAATCTTAGTTTTAAGAGAAGCAGTTAAACTATTAAAAATCGGTGCTACTGCCTAAGGAGTAAATTATGATTACTCTTGAGGAGGCAAAGTCCTATTTAAGGGTGGATTTTGATGATGAGGATGAGATGATTGAATCTCTCATCCAATCATCAATCAAACACTCCATGGATGTAGCTAGGGTTAATAGTGAAGAAGACCTTTCTAAAAATCCAAATGGAAAGATAGCCGTCCTCTATATGACTGCTTATCTTTATGAGCATAGAGAAGAGGCAGATTATTCTGAACTAAACTTAACTCTAAGGGCTTTATTATTTGGAATGAGAAAGGCTGAATTCTAATGAAGATATCGGATTTAAATAGAAAAATAACCTTTCAAAATAAAAATGTTGAGGTGGATGGAATTGGTAACCATAAATCAGTATGGACGGATTATCTAACAACAAGTTCATATATTTCTTTTCAAGGTAAAGGCGAAGAAGTTTTTCTTGGGATGGAAGTAGACAGATCAGATATTTCTTTTACTGTAAGATTTCAAAATAGTCTGAAGAAGATTAACACTTCAGAGTACAGAATTCTATTCGATGATGAAATTTACAATATCATCTCAATTGACTTTATGAACTATAAAAATAGACTTATAAAGTTTAGATGTAGGAAGGTGAGTAGATGAATGTAAAAATTGAAAACCTCGCCAATGAAATAATGAAGGGCTTAGAAGAATATTCTGATATGGCAACAGATGAAGTCAAAAATGAAGTTAAAAAGGCTGGTAGCAATATTAGAAAAGACATACAAGAAAATGCACCTGTAGGAGAAACAAAGAAATATTCTAAATCTTGGTCTGTAAAAACTATGAAAGAAACTTCGAACTCAATAGAACTAGTAGTTCACTCAAGAAATAGATACCAACTGGCCCATCTACTTGAAAAAGGCCATGTTCTTAGACAAGGAGGAAGAGTATCTGCTAAACCACACATTGGACCAGCTGAAGAGAAAGGAGTAAGAGAATTGGAAGAAAATATTATGAGGAAATTACAAGATGCACCCTCCCGATGAAAGAGTACGAAATCAAAGATTTCTATCTTTCTATCGTAGGGCACGAGAACATTTTTCTATAATTAGAATTTGGAGGGAGAAAAATGGATAGGCTATTAAAAATAATTAATGAGATTGGACTTCCGTTTGCATATTCACACTTTGCTGAAGGAGAAAGTCCAAACCCACCCTTTATGGTCTATCTATTTCCAAAGAATAAACACTTTGGTGCAGATGGAGTAGTTTTTTATAAAAACACCCAGATAGACTTAGAACTATACACCGATAAAAAAGATTTAAAATTAGAAGAAAAGATAGAAGAGATACTTGATAGAGAAAAAATCTATTATGAAAAATCTGAAGTTTGGATTGAATCAGAAAGACTCTATGAAGTTCTCTATGAATTTACTATGGAGGTAAAAAATGGCTAATAAAGTTAAATTTAATATTTGTAATGTTAATGACCTAACCCCACGAGCCTTGCGAGTGGTAGGTAGGTCAGATGTCACGCAATCCAATTCTCTGCGACTGATAAGGAGCGAAGAGAATTGTGATGGAGCTGACTCACTACAATTTATGGGAGGTAACAATTATGGCAAATAAGGTAAAGTTTAATATTTGCAATGTGCACTACGCTCTCTTCGATAAAGCTGAAGAGGGCGTCATTAAATATAAGACACCAGTACCAATGCCTGGTGCTGTTTCAATTTCATTGGATCCTAATGGAGAGCCTGAAAGCTTTTATGCAGATGGAATTGAATACTACACTATTTCAAACAATATGGGATATGACGGAGATTTGGAAATCGCTCTTATTCCAGAATCCTTTAGGACTGATGTTTTGATGGAAAAATCAGATTCTAACAAAGTTCTTATTGAGTCTTCAAATTCTGAAACTGCAAACTTTGCACTGTTATTTGAGTTTGATGGTGACCAAAAGAAAATTCGTCACGTTATGTATAACTGTTCAGCAGCAAGACCTACTCTCGAAGGAGAAACTAATGAAGAATCAAGAGAAGTTCAACCAGAAACCTTATCTATTCAAGCTAGACCACTTCCAAATGGAAATGTAAAGGCTAGAACAGGTGAAGAGACTACGAAGGAAACTTATGATGGTTGGTATAAGTCAGTCTA